TGCTGATTTACGGACTGGTCACTTAAATCAATCCTAGCCTTGCGCTTTAATTGCGTTTTGGCATAAGTATCGAATGCGAGTTGCAACGGGGTATTACCCGTTGGCTCACACGCGATGGATCGATGTGTTTTCCAGTTCTTAGGTACGAGTTCAACTCGATTCCAGTTGATTATTACCGGCTCTCTCAGGGCATAACCGTAATAACGGTGAAGCGCTTTGAGATAAGGCAATGCTCCGCTGGAGCAGTCTAGACGAGCTCCCACTTTAATATGTGGGAGGGAATTACGTCTAGATCGAGTAGCTGTTGCACCGCTTGTCACTCGCACTAGCTGGGGCAATTGCTCCAGAAATGCTTGACAAGGACCTAAGACGCGGGAAATGAATCCCGCCATTCTCGAGACTTGCTTACTCAGATCGGGATCTAAACGATCGCGCTGAATAAAGTAGTACTCAAGCCGACGATTGGTAATCCTGCATTTACGCTCAGAAGCCAAGAAGGCTTTCCTCGCGGCAGCAGAACAAACGTCTTCATCGGAGAAATCCACGTTCTTTTTAAAGAACGCTTCAGTCTGTCTTAGAATCCTCATCGCTTCAACAGAATGCAATGTACTGTCGAAAAGTGAGGTCGCTTCGCAGAGCTGTTTTAGAGATCGGCTCCTCAGAAAACCGAGGAGCCGTTCAATAAGCCGGAGAGTCTGTACTGCCTCTAGACCACGAAAGTAGTCTAGGTAGTCAAGCTTCTCCAGTTCAAGCTCTGTATAGTGCTTGGCGTCAGTCAAATAACGTCGAGCTATCTCGTACGCTATTAGTTGAGTTTCCATCGTGGAATACTCCCTTGGGACCGGACTTAGAGGGTTACGAACTTACTTCATGGTGAGGTATATGTTGAGAATTGTATTACACAAACTCAACGCCAACACCAAGGCGCATCCAAGAACTATACACCACACGAGAAGTGAGGTGTACTCCTTGAGAAAGCGTACAAGTAAGTCCATCTAGCCCCCTATAGCCCAGTTTTGAGTGTTAACGACGGTCTCGAGGTCGTCCGACGCGACAAAATCGCGAAGGAGTACTATCAAGGCCGTCATATCGGCAGAATCCCCAGTAATGGGGTGCCGAGATGACACTTCCAAGGCTGACTTTTGTGGT